CTTGGTAAATTGGGTATGCCTTGTGCGGAAGCCATGGCCGAACGTGGTACAACAGTGAGTGGCTATGACATAGTGCCAAAAGTCAGTGAATACATTGATATAAAGTCTAACATCAGAGAAGCAGTGGAAGGACAGGACATAGTGTTCGTGGCCACACCCACTCCACACACAGAAGGCTATGATGGAAGGAATCCAACCAGTCATCTAGAGCCACGTGACTTCAATTACGACGCCGTGATAGAAGTTCTGAAACAATGTGATCAACACATGAACAAAGATCAGATACTGGTATTGATATCAACAGTGTTGCCTGGAACCACTCGCAGAGAGTTTGATCCTTTGATAAAAAACACTCGCTTTGTATATAATCCTTATTTGATCGCCATGGGAACAGTGAAAGCAGATTTCCTATCTCCAGAGATGTTGATAGTGGGCACCAAGAATGGTAGCATGACAGAGGAAGCAAATACCCTGATCAATTTTTATCAAAAAGTTTTGGGATATTTTCCCAGGATAGAAACAGGCACATGGGAAGAAGCGGAAGCCATAAAGATATTCTACAACACATTCATATCCACAAAGATCGCTCTGGTCAATATGATACAAGACGTGGCACAGAAGTTGGGCAACACCAATGTTGATAGAGTGACCACAGCATTGGCCAACAGCACCAAACGTATAATAAGTTCAAAGTACATGAAAGCAGGCATGGGAGATGGTGGAGCCTGTCATCCCAGAGACAACATCGCCCTGAGATGGTTATCCAAAGAACTGAAATTGGGTTATGATCTTTTTGATGCTGTGATGACTGCTCGTGAACGTCAGGCGGAAAACATGGCATTGGAAATATTGAAGTATGGAAACAATATACATTTCACTTCCGACAGTTACAAACCCGGAACAAATCTCACCGATGGATCATACAGTATTTTGGTTCAACATTATGTAAATAAACATGGAGGACAGTTGGTTAACGGGTTTGATAATCCTGTGGAAGTAATTGTGAGAGTGCATGAAACAGATCAATTCACAACAGACGACAAAGTGATTATCTTCGATCCATGGAGGACGTACCCCAAAGCAGACAACGTGATTTATTATGGCGAGACTACCCAGTAAAACGGTAATGAGAAAGTTCGGAACTTTCAACAAGATGAGTAAGATCTATTCCCCACACAGAAAAAGTTTCATATTTGAAGGCAGAGTTTACAGGATACATTTCAAAACAGTCGAGGAAGCATTGGATTATTTTTTTACTCCAGAGGCACTGGCAAGTTACAAATACTGTCATAGATTTGAAAAAAAGTTGATTGACAATTATTCATTACACTGGACAATTGATTTTGGTGTGCCCGAAAATCCCAATGAAAAACCCTGGGCCGACTGCTGGAAAGATACCAAACAGATGTTGACAGATCGGGGTTCGTGGTTCAATCATCCAACAAAAATCACACACGACGCTCCTCATCTATTTTAAAGTCATAAAAAAAGGGCGACACATTTCTGTACTGCCCTTTTTATACTCTAAATTATGCTACTGATAGATTCACAGCACTAGGTCCTTTAGGACCATCCTGTGTTTCAAACGTAACTGTGTCACCTTCATTCAACGAGTTAAGGCCTGCGGCCTCTACTGCTGAGATGTGTACGAACACATCCTTGTCTTCATGTGCTATGAATCCAAAACCCTTAGAGGCGTTGAACCATTTCACTGTTCCTTGATTGCTCATGTTTGCTCTTTCTTTATTGTTTATGTTATGAGGTAGTCTGTATCTAAAATAGGGCGGGAGGTTTATTATGTCTTCTGCGTCTTGTCTTGTTACTCTTGTCTCATCTTTACTTATGCCTTAAAAAAAGGGCGATAGTTTCCTACCGCCCTTTAACAACTAAATCTAAACGATTAGATTATGCAGAAAAGTTAATTACTTTTCTTCCAGACTTTTTAAGTAATGAAATAATGTTTGATTTCATTTCTAATGCTGATGATTGAGGAGCAACTCCTAATACATTAACATTAAAGTCAATACCTTTAGATAACAACTTGTTAGTCGCTGTTTTTCTTGCAGTGTTTTTAACTGCTAGGTTTTTGAACTTGATTTTACCACCATGAACTGAACCGTTCACTGTGTAAGCCTTAGCCGGCTCCGCGAATACACCGATTTGTTTAGCTCTTGATTTGAACTCTCTAGTGTATACAACGTATTGTGTGCTTTTTGCCATTTTCTCTTCCTTTGTAGTTTTAGAAGAGGTTGTTTTTTTACCAAATAGATTAAAAAACATAGTTGCCTCTTTCTGTTAATTTAGATGAAGAATTTATTTTCAACATCATATTAAAATATATTTTACACTAAAAAGTTGTTTTGGTCAACCTTTAAAAAAGGCTGTAAAAATGGAATTAATTGTCCTTGACTTTGGGCACATGAAATAAATCTATGCCTTTATCTAGCAATTTGTTTGTTTCTTCTTCTGTGGCTGTGCCAAAAAACTGATCATTTCTTTCACCTTGATCACATTTGATGGCTTCCTCGTAGAATCTATTGCCCACGTTCTCAAAATTTTTGGTAATGTATTTGCCAATACGTCTCAGTACATTGGAAGCCTGTGAAGCCGGCATCATTTGTTCAGAAGACACAGATTCCTCTCTCATTTGTTGTAGTCTTTCTTTCTTGGATTCAGATCTTGTTTTTGTTTTTGTTTTCTTGACATTGGGCGCCATGATGGCCTTGTTGACATAGGGACTGTCGCACACAGGACAAAGCAGTTGTCCTTTTTTCTTTTGTTTGGTAAATTCTTTACTATTTGGAAACCAACCGTCAAACTCGTGATCCAAATCACAGATAAGTCGATATTTTATCATATACATACTTATTATAAAAGCAATTTGACAACAAGTCAATATTATATTAGTATTATTACATGAAGTACAAAATTGAGGACACAGTAGACAAAACAGGAGAACCTGTTTCGATATGGCATTCTGATTGTTTCGTACAAAACAAAGAACTTTACACGATATATGAAAAATCAATAGCCTTCATGATGGAGAAAGGCTGGGCAATGAATCCATCAGGACTCATAAAGTCCGATCACAAGGTTATATTTGCAGAGAACAAGGATGGACGACCCATGGGAGGAGTTGTGTATGAATACCATCCATGGAATAAGCAAGGATGGATCGTGTTAATTTTCACAGCGGACGAATTCAGAGGCAGACATATTTACAGTCTACTACAAAAAGCACTCGAAGATGAGACCATCAAGTTGGGTGGTACCAGCATAGCCAGTCTGGCACACAAGGACAACGAACCCAGAATCAAGGCAGGAGCCAGGGAAGGAATGCATCCACAATATCTTCGATTGTACAAAGATCTTTCCAATGAGTTAGAAAAAAGAAAAACTTATATGCAAATCAAATTAAAAAAAGAATGGAAAGACATCACTAAAGAAAGATGGAGAGGCTAACATGGCGTTAGAAATCAAACACAAAAACAAAATCGAAGAATACACACTGACCAATGAAGAACTACAAATACAAATTAAATTACTATCGGCACAGATAGGTAATCTAGAAGTTCAAATAGCAGATTATAAACAGATTGTTGTAGAACTTTCACAAAAAATTAAAAATTTAGAGGCACAAATAAAGTAGATATCAGTTAAATATATAGACAACAAGCAAAAATGTGTTAATATATTAAAATTATGAAAAGAAGAACAAAAAGTATCCTCGAAGAATTAAGTTCAGTAAGAATTAACAAAGATGAATCTGAGCATTTTGTGGAGTCTAGAGCATCGCATATCATCGACTCTGCCATAAATTTGATATATTTCATAAGAGAAAATTTTACCCCGGAGACTGCTTACATCCTAGAAAAAAAGTTTAATTCGTCGATAAAGAATCTCGATGCCAGTAAGTTCACAAGAGGTGTCAACAAACTAAAAGATCTAAAAGAAGTCAAGAAGTCTTTAACTATCAAAGAGGGTGAATTACAAGAAGAGGACGACTAATGTTAATTGAAGAAGTCCTTAGAGAGTTCAAAAGAACACACCTAGAGCACATTGAAGATATTATCCTCACATCCGGATATCAAGGAGGTGAAGCAGTAGTCGGCTATTTCACTGACATATATAATATGCTGAAAGGACAGAGTTCAACAGCATTACAGATGTCAGTGAAATGGGATGGTGCTCCTGCTGTTATTTGTGGCATCAATCCTGCAAATGGAAAATTTTTCGTTGGTACCAAATCAGTATTTGCCAAATCACCAAAAATAAATTATACCAAAAAAGATATCGCAACAAATCACGGAACTGGAGATTTGGGAGAGAAACTATTAAAATGTTTGGTGCATTTGTCCAAATTGAACATACAAGGAGTTGTACAGGGAGATATGATGTTTACCGACAACGATCTTGTGAGACAAAAGATCAACGGAGAAAACTTTATCACATTCAAACCCAACGAAATTGTTTATGCTGTTCCCGAAAATTCCGAAATAGGCAAAACGATATCACAAGCAAAAGTAGGAATTATTTTTCACACAACATACACAGGTGAATCATTGGGAGAAATGAACGCCCAAGCAGGCGCAGATATATCTTCGTTCGTTAAAACTAACGATGTATGGTATGACAACGCCACTTATAAAAATGTTTCGGGCTCGGCCACTTTTACAGCATCTGAATCTAAAAGTTTTGCCAGTGGTATCCAAACACTAAAAAAACTTTTGTCAAACGTTCCACAAAATTTATCAGCCATGTTATCAACCAACAAAGAGTTCATTCCGATGTTCCAGATGTTTATAAACTCAGAAGTCAAACAAGGACGTTTGCCTGATAACGTCAATCAATTTCTAAAAGGTTTTCAAGAATTCTATGTTGCAAGAATGAATCAACAAATGGCTGGACTGAAAGCACAAAAGGCCATTCAACTAAGACAACAAAAAATGAAACAGATGCCGGCATTTATGAACACAATAAAAAAACCATTACAGGCCATGCTGACTTTTTACAAACAAGTACAAATACTAAAAGCAGAAGCACTCCAAAAAATGAACCAAGCCATGCAGGTTGGCACATTTGCTCAGACTGAGAATGGTTTGGAAGTCACAGACCCGGAAGGTTTTGTTGCTGTTGGATCGGACGGTGGTGCAGTCAAATTAGTGGACAGGCTCACATTCTCAAGAAGAAACTTGAGTGCCATCAAAAAATTTGATAAAACCCAATAAGGTTTTGTTTATTTCATTCTGTAGAGCAGATCTATTAAAAAAATGTTTTGAATTGTGGTCTCTGATAAGTGTTGACTCTTTGTATAACTCTTCGGCTTTCTGATCTTTCAAAAACTTACACAACTTAACAATGGCATCAATTCTTTTATCACTGTCATTTTCTTTATCATAACTCTCGTCGAACAAGGTACTGAAAGTTTTAAATCCCATCTCATTTAACTCCTGTAGATAATTTGGTTTGCTGTGTACTATGAATATCTGTTTCATTAATATGGGTTTCCATATTTTTTCTGTTATGAATGTCTCACCAAAGTCGTGTGTTTCCGAAACTATATTGTAGGAAGAATGATTGTACGGAAGTTCATAGATGTCTCTATCTTTTCCGTACTTTGGATAATTGTTGACATCTACCCATGGTAATTCATATTTTGGATCTAAGTTTTTGTTTTCGCTAAGGAAACTGTACAAACTATCGGCCAATAATCCCTCTGACTGTAACTTTTTAAACAATTTTATCCTGTGAGGTCTTTCCTGTTTGTTTAGATAAAAAAAATCAAATATTTTTTTTGAATGATCTATGTCAAATTTCTGATCTTTGTACCTTTCAAACATCATCCACCAAAACCAACTTGATCCCCCGGTCCAGTAGGTATATCTGTTTTCTTCTATGACGATTTTTCTTAATTGCTTTATGATTGTGTGCTTGGACTCCCAGGGATTTGAAACTATCATAACAAACTTGTTTTTGACAAGATATTCGATTCGATCGTACAAGTCTTTCCAATAAAAATCATTTTCCCATAATTTGTAGTTTCCCATTCGATGATCTATCACAGCAAACTTTCTTTTATACTTTTTTAAATCATAAGAGGGTATGGAGTACCAATCACCGGTGCATTCAAATGTTTGATCATTCAACGAATGCATATCGATAAAAGATTGTAACTGTTGATGGTTTCCAGTCTTGAGTATATCGGTTAATATTAAGTTGTGTTCCATTTTACGGTAAATATTTCTATGTTAATGCCCTTCATACAGTATGTATCTGAAGCAAGAGTGGTTCGAAGACAAAACGACCTACAACGCTTCACGTTCCAAGATATACAAGAGCGTATATATCTAACATTTTTGGGTTTGTCTCTACTAAAAAATATCAACAACGAAGGAAAACAGTGGGCAAAAATGTATGCTCAAAGCACACTGACTTATGGTGATTTTAAAATCGTGAGAACATCAGGAAACGATTTATACAATATGCTATCGGTCGTGGATGGTAAAGAAGACATAGTCAAAAAATTGAGAAATCCAAAACAGGCAGAGGCGTTGAGACAAAGGTCCACCTTGCCGACACTGGCTGTGAAACGTTACCTAAGGAAATTGTCTGATGATTATGACTTCCTCACAAAATTAGAAAACACACTCAACATCAGCAACGTCGAATACAAAAACCTACGTAGAAGCATCAGTGATTATTCAAATCTCAAAAAAACAGATAAGAACAATGTCAATCACAGAATGGCAAAACTATTACAAAATAAATTACACGCCACAGATATAACAAAAAAAATAAAACAACTGCTGGGACAATGAAACACATAGGTGCAATATTAGGTCCCCCGGAAAACTATTACAATAAAAAGTTTGCATGGATACCAACACGTTTAAAAAACGGATCGTATGTTTGGCTCACCGATTACATGGAAAAAGAAACCACCTGGCGTTGGTACAAAGGAGCACCCGTGCTATATAAAATCAATATCAGTATGCATGAAGCCATGCTGGAAGGATTGAAAAAAATAAATCATAAAAGATATCACACCAAGTCACATTATCAGGCATGGGAAGATGATTACATGGGCAGAGATTAAATGAAAAAAGCAAAATGTTTTAGATGTGCTTGTGATACACACTGTGGAAATGCTTGTGCCAACTGTGAGAATTGTGATCATTGCGACTGCTCCAACTGCCTTCAAAAAGATAATGTATATCCGACAGGCAAAGACTTTTGGGTGGCATACAATGGTCAACATACCCAACCCACATTCGTCAAGGATGCCGGTGATGGACAATCTGAACTGAGAAGAGAAGCCTACTCACACATCAAAAGTTGGAGAGGGTGCATAGACGCAGGAGCCAATGTGGGTATGTGGACACGAAACCTAATGAAAGATTTTGAGATAGTACACTGTTTTGAACCCAACCCGATATTTGTGGAATGTTGGAAAAAGAACATACCTCATGACCAAAATGCCATCTTGCATGAAGTTGGACTGGGAGATGTTGAGAGCACGGCCACCTTCCATGAACCACTACACCAAATGCTTGATCGTACTCCTGGTAGCATACACATCAAGACCCTGGACAGTTTTGAACTGACCAACATCGATTTCATAAAGATAGATGTGGACGGATACGAAGACCTGTTAATGAAAGGTGCTGTGGAAACTGTTGCCAACAACAGTCCTGTGATCAACATAGAAATGAAAAGAGCAAAAAGACCACACGTGGTGCGAGTAGCAGAAGACATATTGAAAAAACTGGGTTATAAAATCAAAAAACGTACCAGAAGTGATGAAGTTTGGTTAAAATCATTATAATACAGCATAAATTACCATAGTTTACCATAAATAATTGCAACGTGTCACCGGAGCGGTGACTCGCCATTAACGAAGAGAAAAAAGGAGAAAAACAATGGCTTCAATAACAAATAACGCAGTAGCAAAAGCAGGCAATGGTCTAGGTGGTAAAACACACATCTGTACTGTTGACTTAAACGGTGGTGGTAATCACACACAAGCAACTATCGATGGTTTCTTACAAGGAATCGCGGCAGGTAATTCACTTGTTAACGGTAACACACAATCTGATGCTTTCACAGTAGTGGGCATGAAAGGTGCAGTTGGTGATGCGGCTATCACAGTAGTAGTACAAGGTACTGGTACTCCAAGCACAACAGCACAAGAATACTTTGCTAACGTAGATATTACATCAGTAATAACTTTAGACTAATTGTAATTTATTAAATTTAAATTAGTTCAAGCAATTAGAAAGGGTGAGCATTTATTTGTTCACCCTTTCGTCTTTTGTAAATACCTTGTAAACATCATGCACAACTTTTGTATCATAACTTTGGTAGACATTGGTAATCCCGGGAACACAACATTACCTTTTCCCTTCACCTCCCCCACAGGAGTGTTGGTGGATAGCAAAGACACACTGGAAACTGTGAGATTGCAGAAAGCCAATTTTGTCACGGTGCAACAACTGATACAGTTGAGGGCCAACGTGGATTGGGACCACGATCCTGTAAAACAATCAGTTGATCTAAAGGAGTTCCATTTTGGATCTTTCTACAAAGAAGGCAAACAGAACATATGGTCCTTCACATGGAGGACCGAGCAGACTGGTGCTTACAGTGATGGCGATAACGGAGTGGCTGGATTGATAACAGATTTTGACCTGATACCAACACACGGCTTTTTACAGGAAACAGTCACATTTCCGGCCAATTGCTTCAACACGCAGGATCCAAAATTTAAAAATACATACTTTATTGATATAGGCCCAACAGATAAATAATAGTATATTAGGCTCAAATAGGCAGATCAACTTCTCAAACAGGCAACAAAAACTGCATCCATATGGATGCGAAAAAGAGAACTATTATGAGTGATTTAGAAAAAACAAATTTGGAAGCACACGTGGACCTTTGCGCCGAAAGGTATAAAGGCCTACACGATCGCCTGTCGTCAATTGAACTGGCATTGAAAAGAATCAACGACGACTTGTTGAACAATCACAAGAGTTCCAATAAAACTTTGATCATGACCGCGGGTACCGTGGTGGCAGGATTACTATCAACGATTGTTGTGATCCTGATGAAGATGCCCTCATAGAATTCAAACTTAAACTTTAAAAAATGTTCATACAATTATCTCGATATGCTCGAGTCTACATAACACAAAGACAAATTGCTTTTATAAAAAAATATAAAAGTAAATTACCAATCCTACAAAGCAACCTCGATGTGGAAGACATAGAAACTGCAAGGATATTGGCCAGCAAGGGTGCTCTGGTAAGAAAAAAACTTGTTGATGATACCCAATATGCATTAAATAGAAGCATACGTTTAGTTAAGTAGTATGAATTTCTATGGCAAAAAAAATTGTTGATAATAAAAATGAGATACTTGAGAGTCAAATAAAATCCTACAATCTCAAAAACAAATTAAATGAACTGGCCAAAAACGACGAAAAGCAAAGACCTTTTCGACATTTACCAAAACAGTTTTCCAAAGGTATCTTAATTGGTAATATCGCAATCGTTCCCAAGAAGATAGATCCAACCAGATATGTTTATGTGATAGCGGACATGACACAGGCAAAGATTTTGTATGACAGTATTTTCCTCAAACAGACTGCCATATTGGTTGCACATTATCTGGCAGATCAAAAAAACATACCTTCTCAAATATTAACATTGGATGAACAATTCGCATCAAAACTATTTGATATAAAGAACTTCAAGAGGTTCTATAAAATGGCAGTCAAAGAAAACGATGACGACAAGGAGTTTGTTTATTCTAACAAATTGATAGAGACCAACAGGCGAGCAGACGAGATAAAGTCAGAAATACATCAAATATTCGATCACACATTTAGGTTTTTAAATGATTATAAATAACAGTAAATATATATTATCATGGCTACTAAAGTAACATATACATTTATTATACCTGTTGGCAAGGTAAGATATTTCAAATCTAGTCCTGAACTAGAAGAGTTATGGCGAACCTATTGTTTAACAACCATAGACACAAAAGTCATAACAACAAAAGAAGTCACTAGCATGGATGGTGCAAACAAGCTCGTATTAACCACACACTGGCCAAACGATGCTGATTACAAAGATTTTGAGTCTAAAATCAGTAGTCATACTGACGCTATTAATGAGTACAATAGAATAAATAACATACAAGTAACAAGAGTTATTGAAAAACTTTAAATTTGGAGAAAAAAAATGGCGATAAGAACAACACAAACTTTTAATATACCAGCAGGTTCTGTCCGTTTTTTCAAAACATATGCTCCTTTGAGAACTGAAATCATGAGAATGATGGAAGCAGGAGAGATACAAACTGAAAAAACTGTGACTGCAAACGCAGATGGTTCACATGCATTAAAGATTGTAAACGTTTGGCCTAATCAAGCGGCATTAGATAAATTTGACGCATTCGTAGAAACAATAGCAGATCAAATAGATGCCTACAACGGTGAGCAAGGTATTACAAAATCTGAAAGAACAACAGAAACAGTTTAATAATGAAAGCATTAGATCTAACTAAGAAAGTAACCACAGAATCTTTATTGAAAGAATTTGAATCTAGATTCGGACAAACACTTGACCTTTCTGGGTTAAGCAAGATCCAACTGGAAAACATGGCCAACATGGTTAGGACTAAAATTCATACAATCACAGACAACACACATTTTGGCAGAGAGCTAAATGATGCAAATTATCAAAAACATCAAATGATGTTGGACGTGATAAATCAAGCAATCAAAGAAGTTGATGCAGGATTTACAAAAAAAGCATTAAGCGATCCCAAGACACAACAGATGATCAAGAAAATTGAAAGAACACCTCAACTGACCGACATAGAGAAAAAAGCAGTGGTGGGTGATCTATTAAGCAAAGAGTCTGTTCAAGAAGGTGTGGAGCAACAATCAGAATTGATCCTGGCCGCCAAAGACATGATGGACAAGGTAACAGGTTATCTAGAAGATCTGGCCACAATGAAAACTGAAAGTATGTTAGAACTGGCAGACAGAATCAGAGATGAGATGGGTGCCGACAAGGCAGATGCATTTATCTCAACTGTTCAACCAGCACTGGAAACAGCAGAATCCACATTGACACAAACAAGGCAAGACCTTGACAACGGTGTGAGAATTTTGACTGGTGAGGAAACTGCTTCGGAACCAATGGGTGCCGATGACACAGCAGAATTGGACACTGAATTGGATTCATTAGATTCAGAAACAGACGAGTTTGGAACCACAGATGCAGAAGCAGGTGGCACAGAACCAGAAGGCAGAGAACAAAGAGAATCGCGTGAAGTTTTTGAATCATCATCAAGAATATACGCAAAACTTGCCGGGAAGTAATCCCGATGAGATTCCGAGAATTTCAAGATCCCAAAACACAAGAATTGCAATCCGCAGTCATGAATACGTTGACCAACCTTAGAGGTTCAGCCGACGATGTTGATCAAACTTCGGAAATCAGTTTTGATGCCTTGGAGCAGATATTGAAAAACACAGGATATCCCATGTTCAACTATAATCTTTTCAAGTCCATGTACGACAGTTCCGATGTTTTAAAAAGTGTTGTTGATGATTTTGATCAAGAAAAAGTCATATTGAAAACTGAGAAACAAGCCGAAAAAGATCCAGAAATGGATTTTGACGACCAAGGGTCCACGGATAAAGTTAAGCAGATGGCCAAGTCTGCTATGAAACACAGACAATAATTCATAATCAGAATTTTATTGTAATATAATCTAATATACTATATAATTTTTACTGTATGAAAATACCAACAGAAACATTCAAAAGCAAAGGTATAGAATATATTCAACGTTTTGAATATAATGAACTCAGTCGAGCATCTCGTAACGGTAAACGTCATTACGAAACACCCGACGGAAGACAGGTGCCATCGGTCACAACTGTACTGAGCGCCACAAAGGATATGACACACCTACACGCCTGGCGTAAAAGGATTGGTGTGGAGAAGGCACAGCAGATCACGACAGAGAGTGCCAACATAGGAACAGTGATGCACCGTAGCCTAGAGAAGCACGTGAAAGGCGAAGATCGAACTCCAGGGTCTAATCTCATACAGCAGAAGGCACATGCCATGGCCAACATAATAATTGACAATGGGTTGAACAATGTTTCGGAGGTTTGGGGATCTGAGGTTTCGCTTTATTATCCCGAGCTATATGCAGGTACCACAGATCTTGTGGGAGTGTACAAAGGAGCACCTGCCATAATGGATTTCAAACAAGCACGTAAATTGAAAAAGAAAGAATGGGTGGAAGATTACTATCTTCAATTAGTGGCTTATGCAGAAGCACACAACAAACTATTTGATACTGATATAAAAACAGGACGTATTTTTATCTGCACACAAAACAACGAGTATCAAACCTTTGAAATTGACGATTATGATAAATGGTCTGACCAATGGTATCGTCGACTAGAGCAATATTATAAGTCTATCCTTTAGCATAAATACTGTAAATTTTAAGGAGAAAATACAGTGCCAATAGTGCAAATTTCAAGAATCCAACACCGTAGGGGTAAAGCAACCGACTTGCCACAACTTGCCGCGGGAGAACTGGGTTGGGTGATTGACGAACAAAAACTCTACATAGGTAATGGCACAGTGGCCGATGGTGCACCGGCTGTGGGCAACACAGAAATCATCACAGAAAATTCCACAGGATTTGCTTCTGCTTTACAATATATCTACAAGGGTTATAGACAAGATGACACAATATTAACTGGTGCAAATGTCAATTCTCCAACAACAAGATCTCTACAGGCAAGACTCGACGATATTGTTTCTATAAAAAGTTTTGGAGCAATAGGAAACGGTAATGATTCAATTGCTACCACCAACACACAGGCTATTCAAAGAGCCCTAGACGAAATTTATTCCGACATAGTGGATCAAGGTGATGCTCAAAGCAGAAGAATAATTCTTTTTCCTGCAGGCATTTACAAAATAAATTCAACATTAAAGATTCCACCTTATGCCCAATTGGTGGGAGAAGGTAACGGCAAGACAATTATTCATAACATAGGTACAGGTTCAATAGCACAAACAGTCGATCAAGATGGCGTAGGATTTGGAAGCATGACTGGATCAGCAACAACACCTAAAAATATTTCCGTAGAAGGAATCACTTTTAAAACAGGTACATCTTATGGTGGGATATCTATAGACTGTGCAGAAAATGTTTCGTTTTATGATTGTGGATTTGAAGGTGCATACACTTTAGGTGGTAGTGATGTTGTTCCTTCGATAGATTCTTCTATCGGCAAAGGTATCACGATTAGATCCACAACTGCATTAACATCTTCAAACATAACATTTGACAAATGTACTTTCACAAAATTTGCTAGATTGGTACAATTGGATCATGATGTTGTATCTGTGAAATTTATCAATTCAGATTTTACACTGGCTAGGTTTGGAGCGGTAATAGGTACGCTGGGAGATGGATCGTCGTCAGGACAAACAACTGGTCCAAAAAATATTCAGTTTTTATCTAATCAATTTAAACAAATTCATGAGAGTGCTGTAAAAGTTTCTAACTCCCCAGGAGAAGTTAGAAATGTGGTAACTTTCAATAACTTTTTTGATCGAACAGTTGGTTTGGCCAATTCCGGAGGTGTTGATAACATAACGACATACCCGATCGTGCAGTTTGACGCAGATGAATGTTCTTCTGTACTTGACTATTTTGACATCAGCGGTAGAAGAAGTAACACACTGGTTCCTCTAGATGAAGTGCAAGGAATTTGCAATGTGACCAGTCCTGTTAGAGTTGCAACTCTGCAAAACAATCAGTCATTGGCATCAACAGGAATAATGATCCCGGCGGCCGAAAACAAAAAGATCACAATTGAATACAAAATTGAAAGAGGTTCTAATCATAGAGTTGGAAAATTAATCATCAACGCATATACCACTGGCGTTTCCTACAGTGACGAATTTGAAGAAAACAGTGATGTGCAGGTTGATTTGATACCTTCGTGGGATGATCTAGATTCTTCAGGATCAAGCGATTCTGTGGTAATTAGATACAACACCGACAACAGTGTTGCCGGCACATTAAACTACCAAGTCACAGTTGGTGTTTAATTATTTTTTTCCAAAATAATATAATAATATCACAAGTTGTATGTGTGATTTACACATTTTGTCATAGACTTGTCATTATTTTTTTATTATAATAGTCTATAATAAACAAAAATAAAAATAAAATTATGACAGCAAACATTTCAGTACAAGAACAAAAAACTCTGATAAATACCCATACAAAAAAAACAAAATCCAATTTGAATAATACTGTAATGACCAATACTAATACCTCCGCCATCAATGTCGCAAAAAGAGATGGCAGGTTGGAGCCATTGGACATCAATAAAATTCATTTTGTTGTTGAAGAAGCCTGTGAAGATTTGTCTGGGGTATCAGCATCACAGATAGAAATCAATGCCAACTTACAATTTTATGACGGAATGTCGACGAAGGACATTCAAAATGTTCTTGTGCGTTCGGCCAATGACCTGACCACTCTGGAAAATCCCAATTATCAATATGCCGCGGCAAGGTTACTGCTTTATGATGTGAGAAAAGAAGCACACGGTCAATATGAATATATGCCACTCTTGAAATTAATTTTGAGAAATATCAGATTGGGTGTGTATGACAAAGGCATCGTTGAAAAATACAATAAAACCGAATTAAAAAAATTTAACACTTGGATAAGAAGAGACAGAGATCTAAATTTTGCCTATGCTGGTTTAAGACAAGTGGTAGATAAGTATCTTGTACAAGACAGATCGTCGGGCGAGTTGTACGAAACTCCACAAGATATGTACATGATGATCTCAGCAACACTGTTTGCCGATTATCCAAAAAACAAAAGGATGAGCTATGTTAAAAAATATTATGACGCAATTTCTCAATTCAAAATTAATATCCCAACTCCGGTCATGGCCGGTGTACGTACGCCTATCAGACAGTTTGCAAGTTGTGTTCTCGTTGACAGCGACGACACTCTTCCTAGCATTTTTAGTACTGACATGGCTATTGGTCTTTACGTGGCTCGTCGTGCAGGAATTGGTATTAATGCTGGTAGAATTCGTGGTATCAATTCTAAGATACGTGGTGGTGAAGTTCAACACACTGGTGTCGTCCCGTTCCTCAAAAAATTCGAAAGCACAGTAAGGTGTTGCACACAGAACGGTGTGCGAGGTGGTTCAGCAACTGTACACTTCCCAATATGGCACCAAGAAATCGAAGACATATTAGTTCTGAAAAACAACAAAGGCACAGAAGACAACAGGGTTAGAAAATTAGATTATTCAATACAGTTATCTAAACTGTTTTACGAAAGATTCATTAACGACGAAGAAATAACTTTGTTCTCTCCACACGAAACCCCGGGACTGTATGATGCGTTCGGCACAGACAAGTTTGATGATTTATATGTAAAATATGAAAAAGATAAAAATATTCCTAAAAAAACTATTTCAGCACAAGAACTATTTTTTGATCTATTGAAAGAAAGAGCAGAGACAGGACGTATCTACATAATGAACATAGATCATTGTAATTCACATTCGTCCTTTAAAGATAAAGTTAGTATGTCAAACCTTTGCCAAGAAATAACATTGCCAACAACACCCATACAACACATCGACGACGACAAAGGTGAGATTGCTTTATGTATTCTTTCTGCAATCAATGTGGGTGCCCTCAATAATTTAGAAGAGTTAGAAAACTTATGTGACCTGGCTGTGAGAGCCTTGGAAGAAATTATAGAATATCAAGAGTATCCTGTCAAAGCGGCAGAGACCAGCACAAAGAAAAGAAGAAGTTTGGGTGTTGGCTATATTGGGTTGGCACATTATCTAGCCAAACTAGGTTTTAATTATTCACAACCAGAAGCATGGGACTCAGTGGATAGACTATCCGAAGCATTTCAATTCAATCTACTTAAAGCATCCAACAAACTGGCAGAAGAACGTGGTGCCTGCGAAGGTTTCTCTCAAACAAAATATGCAGACGGAATACTGCCTATAGACACATACAAAAAAGATATAGATAAAATTGTGCCACACAAACAAAGATATGCGTGGGAGTCACTGAGAAAAGACATTATAAAATACGGACTAAGACATTCCACACTATCAGCACAGATGCCATCGGAAAGTTCTTCCGTTGTCAGTAATGAAACCAACGGCATCGAACCACCAAGAGCATTGTTATCCATTAAGAAAAGCAAGAAAGGTCCACTCAAACAGATTGTGCCGGGCTTTCCTAAACTTAAAAATGCCTACACTCTGTTGTGGGATATGCCATCAAATGAAGGTTACATCAATGTTGTGGCAATGATGCAGAAATATTTTGACCAAGCCATATCGGGCAACTGGAGTTACAATCCACTCAACTATGAAAATAACGAAGTACCGTTGTCAGTAATGGCTTCAGATTTATTAAATTCATACAAATACGGTTGGAAAACTTCTTACTATCAAAACACTTATGATTTCAAAGGTGACGAAGAAGATGTACAACCATCGGGTATAGAGACCACAGAGACCGCAGATGGCGAAGACGTACAACTAACCGATCTTGGAGTAAATGGGAACAGTGAGGACGAAGAAGCCTGTGACGCCTGTGCAATATAAATAACCCAATGACAAAGACAGTATTCAATAAACAAAAAATAGATTTCACAAAACAACCCATGTTCTTTGGTGAGGACGGTGGCGTACAGAGGTATGACGATTTTAAATATCCACAGTTTGATAAACTGAACCAAACCATGATTGGTTACTTCTGGAGACCAGAAGAAGTTTCATTACAAAAAGACAGAGCAGACTATCAAGGATTCAGGCCAGAACAAAAACACATATTCACCAGCAATCTAAAATATCAAACACTGTTGGATTCAGTGCAGGGCAGAGGACCAAGTCTTATGTTCCTACCATATGTTTCTAATCCGGAACTGGAAGGCTGTATTGTGACTTGGGATTTCTTCGAAACCATACACTCAAGATCATACACACACATCATGAAGAATGTGTATTCGGATCCATCAGAAGTGTTTGACACAATATTAGATGACAAGGAAATATTAAAAAGAGCAGAAAGTGTAACAGGTGAGTATGACAAGTTCGGAGCAATGGCCATGGATTATGCTGTGGGCAAAAAAGTAGACATGATTGAACTTAAGAAACAACTGTATCTGGCAATGATGACCGTGAACTTGCTGGAGGGTTTGAGATTTTATATTTCATTTGCTTGTACCTTTGCATTTGGTGAATTGAAATTGATGGAGGGATCGGCCAAGATCCTCTCACTGATCGCTAGAGACGAAGCCACACACTTGAACCTTTCAACACACGTGATCAAAGCATGGCAAAAAGGTGATGATCCTGAAATGACCAAAGCAATGAAAGGCACAGAAAAAACTGTGCTCCAGATGTTCAAAGACTGTGTAGAAGAAGAAAAAGCCTGGGCGAAATATCTATTCAGAGACGGGTCGATTATTGGATTGAACGAAAGATTATTAGGATCTTATGTTGAGTGGACAGCAAACAAACGATTGAGAGCATTGGGCTTTGATCCAATTTACGATATATCAGCATCACAAAATCCTTTACCTTGGACACAGCATTGGTTGTCATCAAAAGGTATGCAGGTGGCTCCACAGGAGACAGAAGTCGAAAGTTATATCGTGGGTGGCATCAAGCAAGATGTCAAGAAAGACTCATTCAAAAAGTTTTCATTATAAATCAATATTGACTTTTAAATTATTTCGTGTTACCATAAGAACATGATACTAGAAAAAATAAAAGAATTTGGTAATGATCTAAAAATGTTAGAAGGTCACGATCGTCTACAATATCTTGTTGACAAAGCAAAAGAAGTAGAGCCGTTACCAGACGCCGTTAAAACAGAAGAAAATAGAATACACGGTTGTGCCAGTAAGTTGTGGATAGTAGGCGGTGCAGATGCAGAAAATAAAATGCAATACAGAGTTGATGGTGATGCCTTTATTACTAAAGGAACTGCTAAAGTTGTCACGGACATAGTAAACGGAGCTCATCGTAGCGAAGTTGCAAACTTGACAGTAGAAAATTTTACAGAACTAGGAATCAAAGAATTGTTAACACTTCAAAGACAAAACGGATTGGGCGAATTAATTTTAAGAATTATAAGGATCGCCAATGCATAGCACACCCCCAGGCTGGATTCCTCAAGACAATGCATCAGTGGATCCTAGCCTACACGTAACACTTGAAGATATAAAAGAAGACACAGAAGTTCATCAAGAATTTATAGATATAGTAAAAGAAAAATTAAAAACTGTGTATGATCCAGAGATAACTGTGGATATTTACACACTGGGATTGATCTACGATGTAAAAATTACCAGTGACAGATATGTGTTTGTGTTAATGAGTCTGACCTCGGCATTCTGTCCTGCCGCTGATTCCATGCCCAGAGAGATACAACAAAAGATTGAGAGCATACCCGGATTGAGATGCAAAGTGAGGATCACAATGACTCCACAATGGAGCAGAGAAATGATAGAACCCGGAATGAGAGATCTTTTAGGTCTATGAAGTCATGCAAGTAATAGAAATTTTAATATACGGTCTAGGAATTTTAGAATTTCCTTATGACCCAAACGTGGGCAAGTGTCATGAAAACGCAAACCTGATATACCAACAGAACGGTTTGGAACACTTCAGCAAGATAGATCCACCGGAGTTCTGGGCAGAAGGTGATTACTGGCTGGGTGAAGATGGTAAGAGATACAGGCTTGCTGGCCACAGATGCATAGACAAGGAAACCGGAAAAGAAATAGGACGTAACAGAAGTTATTGATGAAAAATAAAATGTACACGGTCGCCGGAGTGATGGCGGTGGTAATGGTGGTAGTGTCTGTGTTGGCCTTTGTTCTGCTGTAATCAGATATAGACATCGTCACAATTTCCAAGTATAATATACAACATATGAAACTGGGTATTATCGGACATGGATTTGTAGGATCAGCAGTGGATCATGGATTCACGCATAATATTGATAAATTGATAGTTGATCCAAAACACAATAACAATTCAATACAAGATTTAATTAATTTCAAGCCAGACGCAACCTTTGTTTGTGTTCCCACTCCACAGTCGGTTACAGGGGAATGTGATGTTTCTATTCTTTTCGATGTCATGAAACAATTAAACAACTATACACAATTTGTAATATTAAAAAGCACAGTACCGTCTTACATGATAGAAAAAATAATAAAACAATTTTCAAATATAAGATTAGTATATAATCCAGAATTTCTCACTGAAAAAAATTATATAAATGATTTTTGTAATCCATCTATGCATATTTTTGGCGGAGAACACGAGAGCACAGATTGGGTCGAAAACTTATATAAGAATCATTCAATCTGTAAACCTTGTCCTGTTTTTAAAACAGATATAATAACAGCGTCCATGATCAAATATTGTATCAATAGTTTTTTGGCAACCAAAGTTACTTTCATGAACGAGATGTATGATGTATTAAAATCTGCCGGTGGTGCTGATTGGGAAACTTTTGCAAAAATTATCGCAACAGATCCTCGTATTGGAGCAACACATCTTAAAGTACCAGGCAATGACGGACAAAGAGGATATGCGGGATCCTGTTTTCCAAAAGATACTTCGGCTTTGGCTTACTTTGCTCGAGAAATACTAAAGACACCATTCACTCAATTGGAAAAAACAATAGATATCAATAATAATTTAAGAAGGGAAAAACAATAATGAATATAGACTCAATGCTAGGCAACGATAAAAAATTATTTGCTGTGTTAGGACCTTGCCAAATAGAATCAGAGAGCCATGCATTTAGAATGTGTGAATCCATTAAAAGTATTTGTGACAAAAATAACTGGAACTTTATATATAAATCATCTTTTGATAAGGCCAATCGTACTTCTCTACAAGGTAAGCGAGGTGTGGGACTTGAAGAAGGACTAAAGATATTTGAAAAATTAAAAAAAGAATTTGATGTGTCTGTGGTAACAGACATACACACGGCCGAGCAGTGTGGTCCTGTCGCAGAAGTTGTAGATATGTTACAGATACCTGCGTTCCTTTCCAGACAGACTGATCTGTTATTAGCGGCTGGCAGAACAAACAAATGGATCAACCTTAAGAAAGGACAATTCATGGCACCATGGGACATCAAGCATTCGGCAGAAAAAATAGCATCCACGGGCAACAATAAAATAATGTTATGTGAACGTGGAGTGTCTTTTGGATACAACACACTGGTCACTGATATGCGATCTTTATACGAAATGAAGAAGACAGGATACCCTGTGTGTCTAGATGCCACACACTCTTGTCAACAACCGGGAGGACAAGGAACAACATCCGGAGGAAATAGAGAACACATTCCGGTGATCGCACAGGCAGGTGTTGCCGTTGGTGTTGCTTCGATCTTCATGGAAGTTCATGACAATCCCGATCAGGCATATTCAGATGGTCCCAATAACTTAAATTTGAAAGATCTAGAACCGTTGTTACGTAAATTACACGACATCGACTCTATCATTAAACATTAAAAACGCACATATTTCACAGCCATAAATATTGGTATGTCTAGACCAATTGCAAGAAAAGGTGATCGAGAAGCAACACACTGTTCAACACCTTATAGAAAAGGTGCATTTAGAAGTGTGTTTGCCAATGGTATAAGAGTGTCCGGAAACGGTCATAGGAACACAAGACATCTCTTACCGTGTAGATGTCCGCCGTGTTGTTGTCCTCATTCGGCAACCTTGAAAGCAACCACTCGATCTGTGTATGCGGAAGGTATAAGAGTTGGTAGGGTGGGTGACCCGACCTGTACTAGAGTAATACAAGGTTCGCCCAATGTATTTGTAGGATCATAGAATGGCAGTTTTAAAAGGTTTAAAAACATTAGTTAACACATCTCCAAATTTCTCTAATCAAGGAGTTCAAAATGGAATAACAAACTGTAACACAGGATTTATTTCCAAAACGAGAACATTGCTTTCAAAAACAGATGTCAACGAAGTTTTGACCAACTCACAAAAGAACAGCATAAAAGATGCCATAAACACAAACACGTATCTAAATGTCAAATATCTGGACGAACTAGATGCACACACTGTAAAAATTTTAGATGGTAGCCTAGGTGAACAAGATCCAGACGACGACAGGCCAAACACAGGAACATTCTTACAACATCTAAGCGAAGTGCAAGGATTCATTTTGACCATACCCACATTGTACGGAGTGACTGCAGATTCTATGAACAGAGGAATAAATGGACACTTTGGCTCTATAGCCGGTTACTTGGATAACACCCTAGAAACCTTAACGAGAACAATGACTTTTATAAATCAACAAATTATGTCAACAGACACAGCATATCAGACAGCATTGCAAAATATGAGTGATTTGATAGATACATTAGAAGACAGCACAGATTTGAACGTGTCCACATTTAATTCTTTAGTTAGTTCCATCATTTCAACATCAACAAACTTTCACAACAATTTGTCGACCGGTATATATACTGAATATTATAATAATCTTGTATCTGTTAAAAATACGATCGAAACACAAATTGCACTTGAAACATCTAACTTAGGATCTATTTTTACCTACAGCGAATCATTGACCACACACAACATATATCAAAGTTTTGCTTCTGACAAAACAATAGCACAGTTGCTATCTAGGTTGAGTCAGAACGCCGATTGGAAAAAATACTTTGACGAGTATGAAACAAATTCCAGTTACGATAATGCATTATATCACAATCCTGCATCTGATTCGTCGGCAAATGAAATAATAGAAAGTGTTATGAGATTGAGAGGATTACCGGATGTCGTTGATTATACAGATATAAGATCAGTCACACGTAAGGCATTAAAAGATGTTAGAATCAAAAATAAGATTTCGGATTCCGGAAAAACCGCAGAACAAATCATAAATGATTCATTGAACATATTAGGACTATCTGTTCCTGGCAGTGTATATGCAAAATCAAAAGTTCTTTTGGAAAATATGAACAACAACGATATTGAGATAATAAAGAAAGAACTTGCATTGTTTCAAGACGTCAATACGCTTTCTTAACACCCAATAAATAAAATTGTTATGTTGCTCGGACACAAAAACGATTTGGAAAATAATTCGTGGAAAGTTTTACCACATTTAAAAGATTGGTCATTAAATAAAAACAAAGACCTGTACACTCTTTACAGCAATATCTGTCCACATCAGGGTTCTTATTTTAAAGGAACACAAGGACAAAATACCAGACTATGTCCATATCATGGTTGGTCATTCACAAGCAAAGGAGAACCTGTTGGTTCCGGTAGCACTTCACATTGGTGTAAGAATGAAGAGAATTTAGAAAATAAAGAAGTTTTTGAATGGAATGGCTATTTGTTTTCTGAAAAACACGACTTGCCCACAATAGATTATATCAAGAGCGATCATCTTGTGTTGGAAGAAATGCGTGTAGATAATGTGAAGGCAAATTATATTGATATTGTTAATATTTTTTTAGACATGGATCATCTTCCAGTAGTTCATCCAAAAATATATGATCAACTATCTGTGGAAGAAGTTGAATGGGAGATTTTAGAAAATTCGTCAGTGCAGTATGCTCCCAACAACAAAGAAAAATTAGATAATGATTTTGGACAGACAATGCTACAAGAAGATCGAGAAAGGAAACACGGTGCCGCTTGGTTCTGTGTGTATCCATACACAATGATGGAATACTTTCCTGGTGCTTGGTTCAACACCGTTTGTAACCCAATCAACGATAAAGAAACCAATGTGACTGTTTACAAATACAGAGACACAAGATATTCCGAAAAGAATTGGGAGTTGAACTGTCACATATGGGAAACTGCCTGGAGCCAAGATAAAACACAATCCGAATCGGTCGTACCTCACTTTCAATCTAAATTTTTGGAAAAACAAAAAACACATTACATAAATTGGTTACGAAATAATGGATTATGATTCTCTGCCAGGATACGGTAAAGATAATTGGATAAAATATAAATGGAACAGAAGTTATGAAAATCCATATCCAAGCAATGATTTTGAATGTTTTTTAAGACCTCAAGGAACCAATAAAATTGTTCCTATAGATGTCGCCACAAGAAACGCAGTATCAGACATACACGAAACTTACAATAAAAAAATCTATCTTGCCATGAGTGGGGGAATAGATAGCGAGTATGTTGCGGACATATTGGTCAAACAAAAAATTAAATTCACACCAATAGTGGTAACTCTCAACAAAGAGAACTCGTTAGATACCTGGTGGGCATTTCGTTGGTGCAAACAAAACAACATCGAACCTCACGTGATCAACATCAACGAGGATCAATATATTGATAATCTGATTGCTCATTCGAAAAAATATTGTAGCATAATGACAGCAGGTTCTGTCACTGTGAAATTTGTGTTGGATTATGTGAATGATCGCGATGGGATATTATTGACGGGGATGGGGTTCAATGAATTGTACATACCCGATCCTATCATGTACGAAGAGGAATACGATGCCACACTAAAAGACAGCGAGGGAAATATGAAACACGGATACCTACAAAGTGAAGCAGATCTTGTAAAATTATTGATTGCCGATGGCAAACATCCAATGACTGTTTTAAATTGGAATCCGGAAGTGACCTTGAGTTACATAGCCGCAAGAGATCCAAGAATGACAACAGAAGAAAATAGGTTCAAGATATTTAATTGCTCTCCCAGACCAAAGATCGCTCTACCCATGGACAGAAGAATCATTGATTCAAAAAAATACAAAAATTTTACAACACTGATAAGACACGTGGGCACAACAAAAAGTTATTATTTAGGAACAACAGAAAAATTAATTGATCTGTTGTCGAAAGGAATATAGATGTACAATTGGCTGAACTGGTGGGTACCCAACGAGAGAGTGTTCAATTATATATTTTTCATGTTCTTGGGGTTGTATCTGTTGCCAAGCATAATGGGAATACGGTTTACAATGTTGGGATATGTTGTAAATCTGATATGGCTTGATGCCTTATACTATTGGAGTTATAAAAAAGCAGAAGAATTGAAAGATAGATTCAAGGACGATGATGAATAAACATTTAGATATATCAATCTACATAGACACTTTAAAAAAAACAAACGAGAATCCTGTTGAAATAAAGTTTAATAACAACAAAGTCACAAATTATACAATGGAGTACAACAACAAAAGAATCGTGGTCAAATTTAGTGTCCAAGAACCCACATCGATCACACAATCTATTTTAGAAGTAAAAAATGCTTATAAACAACATTATATTAACATCGCCGACATGACCATAAATGATTTTAGTTGTTTATCTTATTTTTCTTTGTTAACTAATGATAAAAATGAAATTATTATGAAACCCGACAACGAAATTATCCTAAAGTGGAACAGTCCTTATTCTTACTATTTTCTCAAAAATTTTGATCTTTAATGTAGATCAAATCACTATAAATTGCTTTTTCAAAATTAATACTTTTTAATACTTTCATTCCTTCTTGATAGATGTCAAAAACTTCTTTATCATTTTCTTTGGCATATCTTTCCATAGATGCACATTCATAATTAACATGAGTTGTGGATAAAAAGGCATTTTGTCTTTTATAAGCAATATCATCGTTATCCGGCATAACAAGTCCTAGAGATTTTTTAAACTCTTTGTGATCAAATACAGGATTGTGCCCTTGGAATTTTTGTACTTTTTCATTATCTAAATCTGTGTGTTGTTCATAAAAAGCAATGGCTTTGTGTGTTTGCCAATTGAGAATTTCAAAATCGTCCCAAAATAGATTAAAAAATTGAGGTAGATAGTATGTGCAATATTCTTGTGTATCAAAATAAATTAAATACCATTTATTATCGTCAAGGTAAAGACGAGGATGATCGTTTCCAGTTATATGAATTGTTTTGTCGTTGATTAATCTTTCTTTCTCTATTGGGTGAGTATCTAAAATATTATATCTCATATGTTTGCTAAATCTATCTGTGATAAAAGGTTGCCTAACCCAATCTTCTTTGTGTTTTAAATAAAAACTTTTGGCAGTCTCGTATCCCACATCCAATACTGTTATTTTACTATTGAATTTTTTATTGTAATTTTGTATATCCTTCATTACTAATCTTTTTTCTTCTTTATACAATGGATAAGGATCATATAATTTGTCATAAAAAACTAGTTCATCAAATTCAATATTATGACGATACGCACAATCTAATATTGTCTTGCTGTCTGTTCCTCCACTGTACCACAAGATCAACCTAGTATCTTGTTGTTTTAATTTTAGAAGTCTGTTTTTTATCAATTCATCTAAAGTGATGTCTGGACAATTTTTAAAATCATAATTCGTCAATGCATCTGTTTTATAATAAAATTTACAATTAGGATCGGACTCCACAGCGATCACTTTGCTTAGATGTTTTTTTCCATTAGCCGTCCAGTGAACATCAATCATGTAAAATCCTTTAATTTTTTATCTAATAATTTTTGCACGATATTTTTGTTTAACTTTTTATTATGATACAGAACAACAAACCTACGATGCTGTCTGCTTAAATTCAAAGAACAATAAGATTGTCCAAATTTTGTTGTGTGCATAGAGTGTTTTTTCCAATTGGATACTATTTTATTATCAACTTCGTACACCTGAGCCTGCTCCCATTTATCTATAAAATACACAGTTCTATAGTTCATACCCTTATAGTTGGTTGATGGTATTTCAAACTCCCCCGGGGCCTGATGTACTAGCTCTAATATTATTTCGCTCATAACTTTATAATTTTTTTCTTTTTAAATTTTTCAAACTTCTTCGTTGGGATACCTGTTATTCTCAATATCCAACGAGGTTCATTTCCGCAGTTTCCTGCTCCGTGATATACTTCCTTGCTATTATAATAAAACATATCGCCTTGTTTCCAACTATTAATAATTTTGTCTTCGATGTGCATGAACTGTCCAGGCTTTCGATCATTCAACATTAATAACATTCTATGGTACTCTGGATTTTTAAACTCATTTGCTTTGACATATAATTCTTTTCTCTCTGCTATATCGTAATCGGGCATATGATCTATGTGTCTTAGTTGTATTTCGCCTTGTTCGTATTTCATTATGATCATTTGAGTATTTTTCCAACCTAGCAATTTTCTTAGTTTCTCTAATGTTGGCATTTTAACAGGATCTATATAACCTCGAGAATTTCTTTTTATACCAATTTTTTTGTAATCGATATTTGCTTGTCCCATTTTAAGTGACTTTTTATAATCTTTCTTTTCAAGCACCTGTTCCAAATATTCTCTGCCAAAGTTTGCCTTATAGTATGATAATTCTTTGTCAAAATTGCCACCCACTACTTGAAATTTGTGTACTTTCTTATTCATTTTAATTTTTCTCCTTTAGAATTTTATCAAATAACTCGTTTACAACAATACCTATTAATATAATAATGAAAAAGACAGCATACATGGTAGATGTTTCCATTATGTCTTTGGCATCTGTCATGTAAGTGCCTATACCCCAATGACTGCCTATAGTGCCAAACACAACTTCTATACCTATCAATATCCTCCAACTCAAATTCCAACACGTTTTGAAATTAGCAACCAATAAAGGTTTTAAACTAGGAAGATAAACTTTTATTATACTTTCTATTACTCCCAATCTTAGATTGCCACAGTGTTTAGACCATTTTGTCAGAGATTCCTCCAAGGAAACGATCATGTTTAATCCCACCATCCAAACGGTAGCAAAGATCATTAATAAAATTATTGTTAATTCATTCACTCCAAACACGAGCATGAAGACCGGCAACCATGCAAAAGTTGGTGTGGGTTGTAAAGATGCACAAAGGCTCTTGAAGATAAATCTAAATTGTTTATTTAAAACAGATATTATAATCACAACAAACAATAGACTCAATATCAAAAACCAAGTTTTAATTAGGAATAAAATACTGTCTGTTAAGGCACCTATAAATCTTATATCAGTTAGTAATTGAGGATATTCGACTATCAATGTATCGATGCCTGGTAAAATATAATTGTTACCTATAGACATTGATAGTAATTGCCAAACTATTAAAATAATTACAAAACTTTTTATACTATTCATTTTACTTTGATAACTTTTCCTAATTGTTTGGCTTCTGTTTGATTGTGTGTAACCCATAAAACTTTTTTGTTTGTGCTTTTAACTAATTTTTTAAATTCTCTCACTATTTCTTTTCCTGTGGCACCATCAACACCGCTCATGGGTTCGTCACATAACAATATTGATCTATCACTATATAGAGCTCTCATCAGAGTAAACCGTTGTTTCTGACCAACTGAACACTCGTTGGGCATTTTATCCAAATGTTTTTCTAATTTTAATTTTTTAGCAATCTTGTTCCAATTTATATCTGTAACCAGTCTTAAATTTTCCCTCACGGTCATCCAAGGAAATAGTTGTTCTGTATCTTGAAATACCCTGAAAATATTTGAATTGTCTATGATCTTTCCTGTGTATTCACAACCTCCGGAGATACATTCGAGAAGACTAGTTTTTCCAATACCCGATGCTCCCATCAATGTGTTTACTTCGCCAGGTCGTAGATGTAGAGTTATAGGTCTAAATAACTCTACATCGTTTCTGAGAGGAGCAACAGAAATCAATTGCATTATTTCAACGCCTCTGCACGATAGATCATTTTTGATATGTCGCCTTTGTTATCTTTGAGATATTCTATTTCGTATAAAAAATTATTAAAATACTCTGATCCCCTTAGATCGGAATGGAATATTGCTTGATTTTTTATGTGTCCCTTTTGTAGATACTCCGCAGTTGTGTCCATTTTGTCTTTCTGAATAAATTTTTCTAAAATTGTTATAGGATCCTTGTTGTAATCACGTATAACTTCTACCGCTGTTGTTATGAAAGCATAAGCCAAATCGGGATTCTGATCAACCCAATCTTTCCTTGTCCAATAGGCATTGTATGATCCTGCTATACCTTTTTCAACATCACTTGTGGCAACTGTAACAAAACCCAGTTCGTCCTGTATCTTGTTCTGTAATGGTGCTCCGGTCATCACGCATTTCACGTCAGAAGATCCGGCCTGCAATATTTGCCATATTTGAGGTCTTTTCATGGTAATAAAATTTTCATCAAGTGCATAAGGGTCTCCAAAGTGTTCTTTTGCCAACCACCTGATTGTGTGATGTTCCAAGGTGTTTCTACCAGAAGTGACAATTTTTGTAGTTTTAACATCTTCCATTGTTTTGATGTCAGGTGTACATTGTAAGAAATACTTGTAATGCCCAATGGCAGATAGCAACAAACTTTGCTCAGGCATCTTATCATTTAAAACAATGAACGATGTGATAGACCCCACGTTGACATCTATCTGTTTATTCATCAGTAAGGAATTGCCTTTGATGGATGATTTTGTTGGTACTGTGTTTACTGTTATGCCTCGTGCTTCTAATCTCTCGATTATTTCATATCCTATATGCTGATGAGCACCAAAGGTGGGTTGAATGGCCATTGTAAATTCCTTGGCCGATATTGTTGTTGTTATGATAGATATCAACAACGTCAGAATCATTTTCTTCATATAATATTCTCCTAGTTTTAAGTTTAACTACTAGGTTTATTATACCATACGGAAGGGCGTTCTGTCAAACAGTAAAGAGTAAAACTCAAGCGTCCTGTTAATTCCGACGTCACTACTGGAGTGGCGCTGTAATCGTATTTATAGATTTGATAGACGTGTTAAAAACTATCTACCTAGTTTTTTTGATCTACCCAACGGTAATTTTTGTAGTTTGTAGAACTCCTCACCACTTTTGGTAGTCCATTCCACTTCCACAAATTTTGCTTTGGAACCGGACTGATAAGATTTCACTGCTCGTCTATATCCGAGTGCTTCAACTTCTTTGACCTGTTCTTCAGCGGGTGCTGTTTTATCTGTAAAAATAAATTTTCTGTTTTTTGGCATAAACTTATATTAACATCCAAAAAAACAAGTGTCAACCTATTGACAAAATACCATTAATGTGTTTAAATACTAGCATGGACGTTGATGGGTAGACAATACCTGGACAAGACGTCGGGGCAGTACCGACCACCTCCACCACTCACTTGAAACACACACAATAGATTTGTGCTTTGAGGGGGTGAACTAGGATCGATTGACAGTTAAAACTATCTGGAGTTCATCGTGATTATTCCGACGTAATCGGGTTATTTTATAAATGCTAATAAAAAAGCATTGGGATTTGCTGACCTAACAGTTGGTCAATCTCAACTAAGATTAGCGGCTTAATAGCCAACAATCTTGCGGGTTTGGGGACACCTGGGAACAGAAGTTCCCCCAACATAATACGATCGTATAACTTATAATGTCGTATATTCATTTGTCATCCTAACCTTAAATATTTGATATTAAACAGGGGTGTGAATGAAAAAACGTAGACTACCAAAGCACAAACAGGTTTGGATGAAAATAAGGAAAAAGGCTCCCAAAGTTCCTGACATAACCTGCCCGGTCATTGATGATGTGATCGACAAGATAACCAAAATCAAAGAACTGGAAAAAATAATATCTCCCGCTCAATTAAAAACATTGAAAAAGAAAATGGAAAGACTACGAACAATGAACGAGCAATTGAGAGAAAGCGGACAGTACTGGCATGACGAATGTCAAAAATTAGTGGACGACGTTTTCAAACACGGAAAATATAAATTTTAATTTATTTTTACAACAGCAGTAGGAAAGTTATCTGCATATAGCAAGGTCACTTTGTTTGTGAATTTCATTTGTAGTAGATCTGATGCAAATATCCAACCCGTTCTTTTTGCCACCTGTAATGCTTTCTTACAAAAAGATACATTATGAAGGTTGCTTTTTTTATTCACATATAAATTTAAATTTTCAGGATCAAGTTTTGAAACGGGTATCCTTGCCAGAGTCCAAAAATTCATCCAATTGTTACCTTCTTTGACTATCAAGTGATCAAATTTATCTCCAACCATTTGATGTATCATTTTTTTAATCATTGTTGCGTTCGCTACATCTAAAGGATCTATAGTTTCTGTGTCAATAAAAGGCAACATTGACATCAATTCAAAATCAGAAATTGGAGTGAATTCGTTGCCTATGTCTTTATTATCATACCCTCTTTGTTTTGGTTGAAAAAGTGTTATGATTCCCCAGTCGTTGTCCCATTCCAAATCCCAATCTATGCCGTTTACAGTTTTTGTATAATAATTTTCATCGATAGGTATGCGTTTTCCGATACGTCTGACCCATTCCCATTTATGAAATAAAACAGAATTCCCTTCGTGGCCGATTATTACAGGTCTATCTTTGAAATGTTCGGCGACCTCATAAGATTGATAATTAAAAAATGGTTCTGGATCTCTATTGTTCGCCCATTTGATCAGCGTGTCCTCGTTCATTTTTAATTCGGTGATTTTCTTAAAACCAAGTGTTTTTTCGAAACTCAGGTCAAGGTTGTTGTCAAATTTCAGAATTGCACCTTCACTGAGAACGTGTGACTTATTGGGATTATGCTTATTCTCATGATGATTTTTGTATTCTAAAGGTGGATTGCTAAGACGGTCTTTCCAATATGTCTCGGCGTAAGGATTTTTATTCCACAAAGGCAAAAATATTTCTCCATCGACTATTATTGGTTCATAGTCAGGCTCCTGATTATTCACATATACGAGTTCTGTTTTACCTAGAGCGTTGTATTTGTGCAAATAAGCCATTAATAGTATCGAGTCTATGCCTTGGCTGTACATTAAAACTATGTCATCATGCGAATCGATAAAGTCTTTTATTTTTTTATCAAGTTTTTCTACTGCAAATTTCTCAAATTCTTCGTATGGTATCGTGTTTCGAGGTAGGTCTCTAACTTCAATCAACCCCTCACTGTTCAATTGAAAATTTTGATAAAATGTGCTAGATTCCCACCCATGGAATATTGTTTCTTTGATGTTGTGTTTTTCAATGAACGGATAACATTGAAAATTTACTCTACCTTTAGTCTTGACAGTGGTATTTGTATCTTGCTCTATTTGTTCAAGTGTTTTTGCAGTGATGGTATTGTCTGGACCATATTTTAAAAATATCTCCCAGAGCTGGCCATTTTTCCTTGTCCAATTTTTTAATAAGTCTTTTGTGTTCTGATCGGTGGGAGTATAGGTTTTCATTTTTCAATATTTATATAGCAGTTCATTTGACAAAAAAATATTTGTCATATACAATAGAACAATGATAATAGAAAAAGAAAAAATAGCAACTATAAAATTGGTCACTGGGGAAGAAGTCATTGCCAAAGTAACTGATCACGATCAAAATAAAATCACCATACAGAAACCTTTGGTAATCATGATGAGCCCACAGGGACTGGCTTTTGGTACATTTGTGCCCACAATGGATCAATCAAAAGATATAGAAATAGAAACTAGGAATATTGTGGTAATTGGATTGGCCAATGAAAAAGTGATCAACGAGTACAAGAATGCAACTTCACCTATCAAAACACCACCAAAAAGTAATATTGTTGTTTAAAAACAGACGGTTGACATATTTTGATAATGTGTTAAAATTAAATTAACAAGACATATTAAAGTAAATGTCTATAAACTTGTTCCGTCGGATCTCGCTTATATTCGGCGGAACACACGACTCCGCACCCTTTGGGTGTAATTGAGTCAACATACAGGAGATGATATGGAAAACAAAGTGAAAACTCTCAATCAAGTGGTTGAGGAATTCTACAAAGACGGCGAAGACGAAGTAGCCAATTTCAAAACAAGATTAGAAACAGCCAGAGATAGGCTGAAAGAATTACAAAAAGATCCTGAAATGATATTACCGCAAGGTATTTCACAAGTGGAGATCAATGACGATCTATGTTTCAATTATTCTGTACAACGAGACTTGAGACCTTCACACGTGGTTCGTATATGTGAAAAATTTGATCCCCGGGTGGTAAGACCCGCATCGGCAGTCAAAAGAGACGGAAAATACTTTTTGTTTGATGGACAACACACGTCTGTCGCATTATCGGTATTGGGTTTCAAGGCAGTGCCCATGACCTATGTTGAGACATCACATCAATCTTTTGATGCCATCGCATTTGAGATATTGAATGATACAGGTATATTGAGGGCAGGCACAGAAGAGATACACAGGGGTCTATTACACAGATGGCACAACGATGTCCATTCTGAAAACGATAGGAATAATCCTAGGGTAAAAAATGCCTACACTGTTGATACCCTATTCAAAAAATGTGCTATAGATTTAGAACCCAAGCGAGTGAGAAAGAGCCCGGGCAAGTGTGGTCCAAACAAACACTATTTCTCACATTTTGATTATGCATACAAAGGTTTAGAAATGACCGGCGATGCTGATGTTCTTGAAAAGATATTGTTGGGAATCAAACAATATTACGGAGATGAGGACGGAGGAGAAATCAATCAAGGTATCTACATAGGACTTGTAAAAATGTACGCATTAGCAAAAGAAGACGGTGCAACTAAATTTCTACCCAAAGATTGGATAGATAAAATTCTATCGGCACTGATCGATATATGTGGAAGGAATGCACAAGGAATACATTCTGCCTCTAAAAAGCAATGGCAACATTGCCGAGGCACATCATGGGACGCACCAGTGGCAATGAGTACTCTTATGAGAGAAGCATATCTTTCACACGCATCAGAAGATGATCAGTTCAATCCACCACACGAACCTAAGGTGTCCATGGGTTTATTGAAAAATGACATCTGTGCAGAGTTTGTTCCTTATTGTAAAATGAAAAACAATGTTTGAACTAGATAGATATATGCGATTAGATCGCGAATTGGTAGGTAAGTTACAATTTAAATCTGCCAACAAAGTATCGCTTGAGGCAGATGTAGAAATTCTAAATAGATTCAAAAACGATTTATTAAGTGAAAATGTCAACAGAGAAGTCAAAGGCAAGTACTTTTATTTTTTACAGAGATACTTGAGGGACACACAAAAGGCACGATGTCCTGGACAGGCCCATTATGTGGCGGAAGGTGCCAATGAGGGCAAAGCACATCTCGAGCATCCAATACCACAAAATAGGATACTACAAGCATACCTGGAAGGTCATATATCTGAGATCGAAGCAATCCATATGCCTTTGTGCCTTATATCAGATGCTGACAAACACATCCTGGAAGGAGAATGGCAATACAATGCCACATGGCAATATCCATTTCGAAGATATAAAATGGCAGGATTTACCAAAACAATTAAAAATTTAAGAGGAGAACCCATTGATTTAGACTTGTGGTCTATTGAAAATCATTTTACAATGTTAGGAGTAATAAAATGAAACCCTGGAAAATCATACAAGAACTGGAAGCGGACAATTCGAGACTGAAGAAAGAAGCCATCATAAGGCGTGAGTCAGACGCGGAGAACATCAGGTTCTTCAACGGCGTTGGTGCGGCCTTGGATGGATTCAGGACTTTTGGTGTACAGAAGGTGCCCGTATCAAAGAAGGATGGCACAGGAATCACACAGACCGAATTCGATGATGTCTTGAGAAGATTGGAAGACAGAACTCTCACAGGCAATGAAATGCGAGATGTGATCCAAGACCTTTGTGATAGATCAAACATGGAAGAATGGAACGACTGGTATCGTAGGATCTTGATAAAAGATCTAAGATGTGGGGTCACACACAAGACAATCAATAAGCATTCTACGATGAAGGTTCCTGTGTTCGAGTGTATGTTGGCAGACGACAGCAAGAAGCACG